TGTGATACAATGCACTCGAGATGGCAGATCGCGCTCACAAGCTTATCGTTGACATGCGCTGGGACGAGACTTCCGGCGTGGATCATCCCGCGAACGAAGAGGAGGGCTGGATAGTTATGAAGTCTGCTGATGGGAAGGACATCCAGGACCTCGAGGATCTTATCAAGGCCGAAGAGGCGTTCGCCAAGCAATTCGACTCGCTGACGAGTGCTCTTCAAGACACCGACTTCTCCGGTGCTCCGAAGGAAGTTCAGGACGCGGTAACGCTGTTGCTGGGCTGGCTTCAGGAGTATGGCTACGGATACGGGTACGGCGGCGACCAACCGAGTACACCAGGCGCCGGGTATCCGCAACCCAAGGCTAAGGGCGACTACCCTAAGCCGCGGACCAAGGCCATGGAGGCACTCTGGAACTGGTTCCGCGAGCGTCTTCAGGGTAAGCACCAGGAGGAAGAGGTCGCCAAGGCTGAAGAGAAGGCTCTCGTGGAACTATGGCCTGCCTTCTGTCAAGACGTAGCGAACATTTGGCACTCACCTGAGAGTGCGGAGGATCGGGTCATCAAGATGCGTGAGCGCGTTGCGACGTTGAAGGGTGACATCGAAACTCAGATCACCCCGCAATCCTAGAAGAGGAGGAGTAACAGCGACATGGATACAGAACTGTTCAAGAACCTAGCGGACCAGTTGACCGAAGCGGTTAAGAAGTCCGACGCCCCTAAGGTCGTTGACCCCGTGGTCGACGCCCCCAAGGTTGAGGACCCTAAGCCCGAGATCAACGTGGCCGAAGAGGTTCAGAAGGCGATCGGTAGCGCAGTCAGTGACCTGGGTGTGAAGATCGACGCCATTGCCAAGGCACTTGCCCCTGGTCGCGAGGCCAAGGACGAGGACAAGGGCGAAGAGCCCGGCGCCATCGTGAAGGCCATCACGGATCTCAGCGCGAACGGCGAGGTAACTCGTGACGCTCTGGAGAAGGTGCTCGCACGCATCGAGGCCCTGGAAAAGGGCAGCGTCGTGCGGAAGAGTGTTGCCGGTGCTGACGAAGGCGACAAGGGCACAGACAAGGGTACCCCCGAAGAGCAGGAAAAGCTTCGGAAGGCCAAGGGTACCGAGACTATTTCCGCCGGACTCGTCCACCTCGCCAAGAACCCCGGCAGTTCGTTGACACTGGTCTAGGGACCAGTACCGATCCTAAGACAAGGGAGGAAAACGTAACATGGGACTCAGTAACGAAGAACTTCTGCGGAAGGCAGTTGGGGATACCACGGGAACTCTGACCACGGCCGAGTTTGGCGACACCGGCGGGGCACCGCTCACCATCGAACAGGTGGCGGTCTTCTACCAGGTGGCCATCGACGCCCAGATCATCCTGCCCGACGTGCGGACCGTCATGAACGCTGCCAACAAGTGGCAGGAATCAAAGCTAGACTTCTCCAGCCGTGTTCTGCGCCCGGGTATTGAAGGCGCGCGTCTGGAGTCGGGCGACCGTTCCAAGCCGGTAACTGGCGTTGTCGAGATGTCGACGGTGCTGGTTCGCGGTGAGGTCCCCATCACGGACGAGGTGCTCGAGGACAATGTCGAGCGGGCCGGTTTCTCCGGTACCCTTCAGACAATGATCGCTCAGCGCGTGGGCCGTGACCTCGAGGAACTCTTCCTCAACGGCGACATCAACAACGACATCGTCGGCCACGATGACTCCGACTACATGAACCTGTTGGACGGCTGGATCAAGCAGGCCTACGACGACGCTGGTTCTACTTCTTACGACGCCGAGCCTGACGGCCAGGACTTCCAGGTCATCTTTGCCAAGATGCTCCAGGCCATCCCCGACCGCTTCAAGAAGGACAAGCCCAACATGCGGTTCTACGTTCCGTCTCGGCTGGACGAGAAGTACCGCGACTCCCTGACCGCCCGTGGCACCCCGCTGGGTGACCTGATGCTGGAGGGCGACCGGCCCGTTAAGTACCAGGGCATCCCCATCATGGCGGTTCCCATCATGAACGTCAAGGACGACGAGACGAGTTTCATCCTGCTATGCCACCGCCTCAACCTGATGGCTGGCTACCGCCGGATGGTCAAGTTCGAGTCCTTCCGCGACCCACGTGAAGGCCAGACGAGTTACATCGTCACTTGCCGCGTGGACGCCAAGGTGGAACACCTACCGGCAACGGCCCTCGCCTACAACGTTCTCGTTGCTGCGTAGACCAACAACTGAATAACGCCCGCCGCCTATCATGGGCAAACAAAGGACTGATGGGAGCCGCAGCGGCCGGTTCTCGTTGAGGGACAGAGGCTAAGAGTTTAGCCTGTTACCGTAGCCCGCGTTGGCACTGTCCCGCGGGCTGCGATCATAAGGGAGGACAATCAACATGGCGAGTTTCAAACTAGTGCTTCCGTTCGACTTGGGCCGCGGACTCGCGCGTCTCAACAAGATCAGGGGCTATTTCACGACCCTGAGCGATGCTTTCGACGAGGCTGAGGGTCACACACACGATGGCACCGCCGGGAATGGCGCTCCGATCGCTGACACGACCGCTCTCGCGAACGCCACTGCTGCAGCCTACAAGGCAGGGGTCATCTCGGCAGATGCGCCTGGCCGTGGATTGATGGCGGCTGGTTACCTGCGGGGCGACAAGGTGGCTACCGGACTTCTAACGGTGGAACTGGTGAACGGCCAGGACGAGACCGGCGACGACACGATCCCAGTGACGGGATTGGCGGTCGGCGATGAGTTGGTGGCGTGCTTCGTGTACGTGACCAAGGCGGCCATCTCTACCAAGACCCAGCGCGCCTTGACCGACTTCACGGTAGGCGCAGACAACCTGACAGTCGTGGCGAACAAGGCCAACAACACCAACAACCAGTACGAGGTTTGGTGGATCAACCACACGCCGTAATCGTAGGTCGGCCTGTCAAATAGCGTAATCCATTACAGAGGAGGGCGAGTAAGGAATGTCTTACAGAACGCTCAGTAGGGTGATCGTCCTGACCGGCGACGCCGGAGCCGCAAGTGGTTCTGCCACGTTCGGTGTCCTGGCGTGTAAACTTCAGGGCATCCAGGTTCAGTACCACGAACAACCAGTGACAACCGATGTTGAGGTCACATCCAAGCTGAACGGTCTGGAGAAGTTGATCCTTACGCTTACCGACAACAACGACGACCTGCCACTTCAGGCGGTGGGCGAGTCGGTGCTGGATGATCTCGGAGCGCCGACTAGCGTCCTTATTCCACCGCGGCTGGCTGGCGAGGTCATAGTCAATGTTTCACAGGGTGATCCTGACCCGAAGGGCGTCACGGTCATTCTGCTAGTCAAGTAGACAAGGAGATAGAACAATGCCACAGTTTGCACGCCCATCTGCCGACACCACGCTCGGTGCCTGGACTGATGATGACGGACTTGACGTGGACATCTTCGAGGCCATCAATGAGGTGGTACTCGACGACCAGGATTTCATCACGAGCGAGGAAGCGCCAGATGCCTCGGTCTACGTCACGAAGTTGACCACGCTCGAGGACCCGGTGATCAACACTGGTCACGTCCTGCGCGTTCGGATCCAGAAGGAACTCGCTGGTGGATCCACTATCGATTGCGACGTTGAACTTCGTCAGGACTACTTCGACGAGGGAGAGCCGGGGGAGGGAACTGGTCCCGGAACGTTGATCGCTACTCGCACGTACGAAGACGTCGCCAACGGTTGGACGACCAAGGAGATCGAACTTACTGTGGGCGAGGCTGGGGACATCACCGACTACACCAACCTCTACCTGCGGATCGTTGCATCTCAGGCGCTGGCATAAGGAGGCCTCATTATGGGGCATCCCTGTGAGTTTCGGCTTTCGTGGGCAGAACTCGAGGCCCCAGACGCCCAGTATGCGCTCCAGTTGTCATGGGCAGAACTAGAAGCACCGACAGCACAGCGCAACCTCCAGGCGTCCTGGGCGGAACTCGAGGTCACATCTGAGCAACGTCAACTTCAGTCATCCTGGGCGGAACTAGAAGTTCCTGACGCTCAGTACGCCTTGCAGGCGTCATGGGCAGAACTCGAGGTTCCGACCGTACCGCGCCAGTTGCAGGCGTCTTGGGCTGAGATGCAGGTTCCGACGGCGCCTCGTCAGCTTGGTCTATCGTGGGCCGAGTTGGAGAGTCCGCCGGCACAGTATGCACTTCAGTTGTCGTGGACCGAGTTGGAGACGCCAACCGGTCAACGCAAACTTCAGGCGTCCTGGGTTGAAATGCAGGTCCCGACTGAACAGCGTAGGCTACAGTCATCCTGGGTAGAACTGGAGACTCCTAGTGCTGGACGGGCCGCTCAGGTTTCTCAGGGCGAGTTCGAGGTTCCGACCGCGCCGCGTCGACTCATGATGTCATGGGCCGTATTGCAGACGCCGTTGGACACACCTCGCAGGTTGCAGCTCTCGTTTGCGGCACTGCGAGTTCCGTTTGAACACTACACCGGTGGCGGGGGCTGGTAACAGTTAACCGACAGATTCTGAATGAAGAGGCATAGTCAGACGATGACACAGCCATCATGGATCATGCAAGGGAAGGTGCTAGCCGATGCCGTGGGAACTTGAGGTCTCCGACCGACTCTCGGGCTGGGGATTCGCCGGTAAGATCTACCGGCCGGGTGTCCACCCAGTTGTCTTCAGTGATGCGTTGACTAGGGCGGTCAAAGGTGCGCCTCCAGGTGTTGCGCTTTATGAGGTCGACGAGGTCGCAAGAGAACCGCGGTTTTACTCGGGTGATGGCCCCTTGACGGGCGTACTCGAGTTGCGCGACCTCAAGAATCCCGAAAAACACGAGTACAAGTGCAAGGTCAAGGACTGCCCGGCCACAACGTTTGTGAGCGCCGACGCCCTGCGCCAGCACCGTGAACGGTATCATGGGCACAGACTCGGTCAGAAAACGAAAGGTAAGGACTAATGCCTCTGGCAACGACCGCTGATGTAAAGCGCTGGCTCAAGGATCCTACTGTCAAGGAAGAGGACCTGGCCTCGTGGCTGGAGGTTGCTGAGGAGCGAGTGCGTGACTACACAGGCCTGGCGTTCGCTGATGAAGACGAGGAACTGACCGAGACGTTTACCAATGTGCGTCAAGGCAGTATTCTCAACATGCGCGACAGGAACCCCACCGATGTGGTGATTACGGCTTACCTGACGTCTGATCTCGAGGAACTCGGTTCCGAAGTGATTGAAGGCGTCGGCTACCAGATGCTCGAGCGCGGTCGGGTACAGCTCATCTACTCGCGCTACGAGTCCGATGTTGGACTCGGTGGTGGTACTGTGGAACGGCAGCCAGGTTATTACGTTCGGGTAGTGGTGGCCTATGTGGCCAGTGGAGTGATACCCGCGTCAGTGCGTGAGGCCTGTGCTTGTTGGGCTGCACACATGTACAAGACAAGCGGAATGGCGACAAGTGGTCTGTCTAGTGAGCGGCTAGGTGACTACTCATACAGCGTTAACGCTAGTGAGTCTGGCGTACCCGAGGCGGTACGTCAACTGCTGGGGTCATACTGTCAGTCGCGGATCAGAAGTACCTAAAGGGGAGGAATATTTGACATGGCAGACAGAGTAGACGTCGCGGTTACGCGCACTAAGCTAACAGGTGTTGCGCAGCCGGAACAGACAGAGGGCGTGGTGGCCGACGGACACATGTTCAGGAACGATGGGCGTGTGATGGTTGAGGTGGAGAACATCGATGCCGATGCCGCTCGGATAATCACGTTCCAGACCCCAGGCAACTTGCACGGTGAACCAGTGCCTGAGCACACTGTGTCGGTGCCGAAGGCTTCGGTTGTACTCATTGGTCCGTTTGCACCGATGACCTTTAACCGGCTGGACCACAAGGTTTACATTGACTATCCGGCTGGGAATGAGGCGGACCTGCTGATCCGTCTAACTGCGTTGGCGTAAGAGGGAGGAACATTGACATGGCAGTAAGAGCAGAAGTTCTGGTCACGCACGTCAAGGTAGCGGGCGTGGCGCGGCCGGCGCAGACAGCGGGCGTGGTGGCTGATGGGCACAAGTTCAGGAACGACGGGCGTGTGCGAATCGAAGTCGAGAACGTTCACGGCACTCTCGCACGCGTGATCACGTTTCAGACTCCGGGCAAGGTACTCGGTATCCTTGCTGTGGCTGAGCACACCGTATCAGTTCCTGCATTGACGACCCTGATCATTGGTCCACTTCCGCCGAAGGTCTTTAACCAGGCGGCTCACATGGTCTACATTGACTACCCTGAGGTGGGGTACGCAGACTTGAAGATCCGCTTGATCGAACTGGGGTAAAGAAGGAGACTTCAAATGGCGCGTGAAGAACTTACGGTCACGCAGATCACGCGCGAGGGCGCGTTTCACGCCGTTGCGACGGGCGTTGCAGACGGTCACAAGTTTCTTAACAACGGTCGATGTTTTGCCATTGTTCAGAACGCCGACGAAGACAACCCGCATACCATAACGGTCATCTCGCAAAAGACCGTGTTGGGACTACCAGTCGGTGACAAGGCGGTGGTAATTCCAAAGGCCAGTACCGGACATCTGATAGGGCCTTGGCCGAGCGATGTCTTTAACGCGGTGAGCGGAACAGACGAGGGGATGTGTTACTTCGACTACGAGGCAGGAGAACATGCCCACTTCTCTGTGACGGTATACGAACTGTAGGTCCTATGAGTTACGTCAGTCTGCTTGCACATCGTGCGCGAATTGAAGCGCGTACGAAACGGGAGGACCGCCTGGGTCAGACGCGTGAGGTCTGGGAAGAGAAGGCCCACGATGTGCCCTGTCGTCTGAGTGACCCGCGCGGCGGCGAGGTCTTTACCGATCGTTCACGCGGCGTTGTGCGCGCAGATTACACCCTCTACTTTCCGCCGGGCACGGACATTTGTGAGAGTGACCGCGTAGCCGAGGTCGTTGACCGGGCCGGGACTGTGCTTGCTGTTGATCTCGAGGTTCTGCTAGTCAAGACCGTGGGTGGCATGGATGGCCAGTCGCATCATCTTGAGTGCCCGTGTATGCTCACGAGGGCCGAGACCTAATGGGTGCCGAACTAACGAAGTTCGTCTGGAAGGGCGATGAACTTGTGGTTGCAGTCCACCGGGCCGTGGCACGTAGCATGGTGGCGTTGGGTGAGACCGTGTCTTCTGAGGCCAAGCAACGCGTGCACCGGTTGACAGGTACGTTGTCACGCAGTATTCACGCGGCGCCCGATAACTACATGGGCACGGGTGACTACGAGCAGGCCAAGGAGGCGGATCTTGCTGCGGGTGCGGCGGTTGCACAATTGCCCACATGGGTTGGTAAGAATAAGGCCGTGATCCTGGTTGGTTCCTGGATTCCTTATGCCTGTGTCGAGGAGGGTCGTCATCCTTACATGGCACCGGCGATTGAGGTCGCCATGGGTCGGGTATTGGGCGTCTTTCAGCAGGCGTTTCGCGAGGAAGGTCTAGCCTGATGTTGTCGGTAAGTGAACTGCTGATGACTTATCTCCTTGATTGGGGTGGTCTGGCTGACGTGGCTAGCGGTGGCGTGGTAGTTGGACCGGCGACCAACTTTCAGCAGGAGAACGGCGTGCTCCAGTTGTCTGATGCTGGCATTGCTGGACGTGAGTTGTACACGAACACAACTCGCCGGCGGATCTCGATTCGCTGTCTGGCGCCAACGATTGATCAATCTGAACGGCTCTCATGCGCGGTGATTGAGGCATGTCATCGTAAGCGTCGCATTCAACAGCGTCTTCCTAGCGACGGTCAGATCTACCTCATCATCTTCATGGAAGTTAATGGTGGACCGACGCTGCACCGCGACAGCGAGGTCACGTGGGAAATGCTCGTGTTCGTCGAGATGTGGGTGCATACGATGCCTGTCGGCGATGTTGCAGCACCTCGCGGAAAAGGACAGTAAGGAGCGTGATAACTCATGGGAAAGCGTAAGTACCGAACGGCACTAACGTATCTGGGTCCGTGCCATAGGGTGGTCATAGACGGGATCGTGCTCGAGCGCGGCGTCGAGCGTGTTGTTGACAACGAGATCGCAGAGCGCTGTCTTGTACAGTCAACCAGTCGGCGTACTCGTTCTAGTCACCACTGGAACTCTCGTCGTGTACCAGTTGAACTTGAGCCCGAGCCACCATCTGTTTTGGAACCCATTCCGTTGGGCTCGGGAAGTGATATAATGTCCATACAAGAGGTACCACCCGAAGGTGCCGTTGTCTTTGAACAAGAGGAGGAGTAGAGAACATGGCTTACAATGAAGAGCCTTTTGAGATCCTTACGGGTCCAGCAACCATCTATCTGGGTGAGGTTGGCGTAGATGCGCCTCTCATCGATGTGGTTCCCGACCCCGAGGATTGGGTAGACGTAGGCGACACCGAGGGCGGAGTCAGTGTGGACATCTCCCAGGACACGACCGAACTGAGTACCGACCAGAAGATCGCCGCTGTCAAGATCATCCGGACAGGCGAGGGTATCACGGTCACCTTCTCAATGGCGGAAGCCACGCTTGAGAATCTGGCCCTGATCCTGGATGGCCTGGAGGTCACGGTCGTTCCGCCTGGAAAGGGCACGGCTGGCTACCGCCACTTCAACCTCGCTCGTGGTGCTGGTCCTATGAAGCAGCACGGTCTGCTTATCCGAGGTCCTTCGCCCTACGGGGACTACAACATGCAGTTCCTGTTTGCACAGGTAGTGATGACCGGCGCTCCCAAGATCGCCCTGGTCAAGGATGACAAGGTCGTCTTCGACACTGAGTGGAAGGCCTTGTACGACCTGGACGACGGCACAGTTTGCGAGGTCACGGCACAGGACCTGGCAGCGACCGAGTAACCTAAATCAAAGAGAGGAGGCATAGCCCCTGTGGCACAGCCCGCTGAAATCGAACTGAGACGTCTGCGTGACGCGCTTCTTAGGTCGGCACGCTCGTGGAAACAAACTGAGCGGCGTTGTCGACGTGAGGCGCGCGATTGCATGCAGGCGTTAGGTGATCTGCGCACGTTCTTTGCGCGATATGGCATCGAGGTTCAGATTCAAATGACAGAGAACGAAGGAGGTTCAGAGTCATGAGTGAAGACGAGACCAGATCTACCGAACCGCTTTTTGACATTTCCACCAAGGTAGAAGCGGCATGTACCTTCATCGTGGATGAGGAGGAGTACTCCTTGTTCACGTTCGCCCATCTGACCAAGGAGAAGGAGATCCGGGTACGCTGGCTGCTCAAGCGTGAAGAGGGTCTTCTCAAGCGGCTCGACGCGCTTACCCCCGACGAAGACAAGCGTGGCGAGGAACTGGTGAGCAAACTCCGTGACGTGCGTGTAGAGGTCCTGGGCATGATGACAGACTGCCCGCATGACGTCATTGAGAAGGTGGGCCTCAGCGCTCAACTCACCATCCTGCGGCGGATCGGGAGGGACTTCGGACTGGAGTAGACTCCCCATGAAGGTACCGCACGAAGACATTAAGGTCTTCCCGACCCTGACGTTCTGGTATGGCATGAGCTATCAAGAGCTCATGCGCATGCCTAATTGGGCGCTTTGGCTCTACGCCGAGGCGCTGCCCGGGTTGCTGTCTGAGTATCAGTCCATGCACCTTCTCGCGGCGTCTTACCCCTACATGCGAAAGGAAGACCAGCGCAACATACAGCGTAGACTGCGGAGTGACGCAGCGAAGCGTTCGCAGACGAAGCGTCCGAGGATGTCCCAGGCCATGTACAGGTCTAGAATGTTGGCCATGGGCGTTACCTGGCGAGAACCAGACCGGAAGAGTAACTAATGCCAACCCTGGGCCATGCTGAGTTTAAGCTTACGACTGAGACCGGCGAGTTTGACGCGGGTCTTAGCAAGGCCGAACAGTCGGCGAAGGCTAAGTCGAGTTCGATTGGTAACATGCTGGGACCGGCGCTCAAGGGTGCGATCGGTGCCGGTATGGGTTTTGCCATCGGTGAACTAGGTCAGTCGTTTAACCAGCTTGATGGGGCCATGGCCCAGTTGTCTGCGCAGACCGGCGTAACCGGCAGCGACCTGAAGGGTATCAAGGGCGAAGTTATTGATCTCTCCAAGAGCAACCTTCAGAGCCAGACGGCCATCGCTGGGGTTGCTGAGAACCTCATTGCCATGCAGGACGTGGCTGCCGGTAACAAGGAAGAGGTTAAGAGTCTAACAGAACAGTACCTTAAGTTCTCCACGGCCACGGGACTCGATGCGGTGCAGAGCGTCAAGGACTTTGACCAGGTCCTTGATGTGTGGGGTCTGACGGCCGCAGATGCGGGCGCTATCATGGATAAGTTGGTCATTTCACACCAGCGATTCGGTACAAACGTTGGTGAGAGCTCGGCAGCCCTCAGCAAACTTGGCCCGATGTTTCAGGTTCTAGGTGTGGATATGGACACTTCTATCGGGTACCTCAACTTGTTTGAGGCATCTGGTATCGACGCCGCGACTACGGCCGGTGCGTTTTCTAAGGCGGTCATGCTCCTGACGGATAACACGGACATGAGCAACAAGAAGCTTGCGCTGATCGGTCAGGAGATCGGGATGACGAGCGAGCAGTTTGCTGCCTTTACGGCCTCCTCGCCCGAAGAGAAGTTCAACATTATCGCTAAGTCTATCGGCGAGATTGAGGATCCTACCAGGCGAACTCAGGTCGCCATTGACATGTTCGGGGCCAAGGCCGGTATCAAGTTGGCGCAGGCGTTGCGTGAATCTGGCGGCAGCCTTGATGAGTTTATGATCTCTGAAGAGGAGGCTGCCGGCGCATCTGAGAAGGCAGCGCACGCTATCGAGAGTACGCTTACGAATAGGTTGAAGTTGTTGGGTAACCAGGTCAAGGGCACGGCCATGGACCTGACCAAGGACTTCGCACCGGCGCTTCAGGTGGTCGGCATCATGGGACCGAAGATGGGTGCCATGATGGGCGGCATGGTAGGGGCGTTCGGTAAGATAGGCCCGATGTTGAACCCGATAGCCATCGGCACTAAGATGTGGGCAGCGGCTCAGTGGTTGCTAAACGTGGCCATGTCTGCGAACCCTATCCTTCTCGTTGTTGTAGCGATTGTGGCGTTGGGGGCTGCTGTCTACCTAGTCATCCGATATTGGGATCAGATTCTACCTCTCCTTCAGTCAGTCGGAGCAGCCTTTCAGAAGCTTGGTCAGTGGATCATGGGCGGCGTGAAGGTCGCCTTCGAGTGGATCAAGGATAACTGGCCCATGCTGGCCGGGATTCTTCTCGGTCCGCTGGGCATCTTCGCTGGTATGCTTGCTGGAGACAGTTTCGGACTTCGTACCAAGTTGGTAGAACTATTCCAGGGAATGCTCGACAGCGCGGTTGGGATCTTTGGTGGTCTCGGTTCGGCGCTCATGGGCGTCTGGAATAACAACGTCGTCCCGTTCTTTACTGACACGATTCCGAACTTCTTTAAGGACAACTGGGTGCCTATTCTCGTGACCATCTTCACGGGCATCCCGGGTCTACTCTTCATGGCCTTCCGTGATCAGATCATGGGCGCATTTGGAACCGTGACGAGCGTCTTTACTGATACGATTCCCGGGTTCTTTAAGGGTACATTCATCCCGTTGTTGACTGGGATCTTCATAGGGATCCCGGCGGCGATCTTCGGTGCATTTACAGGCGCGGTCTTGTCGGCCTGGAACTCTGTAACCACCTTTTTTACGGTGGACATTCCGAACTTCTTTAAGAACAACTGGCAGACGATTTTGATCGGTGTCTTCACAGGGATCCCTGGTCTACTGATTGCGACGTTTAGGGATCAGTTCTGGGGCGCTGTGCAGGGGATCGCCGGCACGATCACGGGAGCCGCGACCAACATTGCGGGCTGGTTTATGACCGGCTTGCAGGCTATCGGTACTCAACTTATCGCGCTGGGCGCGTCGATTCCTGGTCTTATCTGGCAGGGCCTTGAGTCCATGAAGGGCTGGTTCCTTGATCAGATCGGCGGCCTTGTTGGCGAACTGACTGGTAAACTTGATCCGCGTAATTGGTTCTCTCTCGGGATAGTGGGACAGGGTGCGCTGATCCCCGGAATGTTGTGGGACGGTATCGCGACAACGTATCCACAACTTTTGGCTAACTTGGACGTAGCGGTTGCTGGGGTAGAAGCAAAATTAGATCCGCAACAGTGGCACTCGTTGTCGCCCAATGAGTGCGGTATGAAACTGATAGAACTGATCTGGGGAGGCGCGCAGGCGGCGTTCCCGGCACTCAATAGCTGGTTGACCGGTTCATTTGTTCCCGGCGTGTTGGGCAAACTTGACCCGCGCGGCTGGTTCTGCAAGACGCCTAACGAGTGTGGTTTCGATCTGATACAGATGATCTGGGAAGGTGCGCAGTCGGCTTTCCCTGCGCTCAACAGTTGGTTGACCGGGTCATTTGTTCCTGGATTGTTGGGCAAACTTGACCCCCGTGGTTGGTTCTGTAAAACTCCCACGCAGTGCGGCTTCGATATGCTCCAGATGCTCTGGGAAGGTGCTCAGGCGGCGTTCCCGGCGCTCAACAGCTGGCTAACGGGCTCGTTTATTCCTCAGATTCTGGGTGTCCTTGATCCACGCAGTTGGTTCGGTTCGCCCGGTCTGATCATGCGTGGCGAGTCAATTCCCGATCTGATCTGGCAGGGCATCTTGAATCAGAAGGATCTCGTGATCGCCCGGGTCACAGAGTGGGCTAAGTCATTTCCGGATCTTATTGGCAAGGGTCTCAGGGATGGGGCGGGTGCGCTCGGCAACGCGGCAGGAGACATGATAGGCGGGATCGTTAAGGGAATTCCAAATCCCGCGAAGATTGACTTGCCATGGTCCGTGCCCTATGAGTATGGCGGTGAGATCGCCGGTGAGATCGCCGGCGGAATGTGCGCCGGTGCTCCTAAAATCTACCAGAGTGCCGACGTAATGATGATGGGCGCGTACAAGGGAATCCGGAACTCTGCGGACTTCATTGTTAACGCTGCTCAAAACGTAGGTGCATGTGTCGCGCCGGCGGTTGAGGCTGGACTCCTGATGACCATGGGTCCGCTAATGAGTACGGTTCAGAGCGACGGTTCCGACCTCATGACCAGTCTCTCTGACGGAGTCACGCAGGCGACGCCCGTGGCCGAAGCGGCCGCCACGGCATCGGGGACTAGCGTTGTGGGAGCAGTCGGTGCCGGGATCGCGGCGGGTATGCCGGCGGTCACTGAGGCGTTCAAGTGGGAGACAACGGTAGTTGAGGATCTGACCTGGAAACTAGGCGTGTTGCAACAGAGTCATGACGCGATCGCCACGTCTATCACCGGTATCAAGACGGCCATCGATACCGCCAAGGGAAGTCTGGACTACTTTGCCAGTGCCCCGCTCGTGGGTACGCAGAAGTTCTCTGACGCGACCTTTGCTCTGGGCCAGTCAATGGATACCCTTCAACTCAAGATCAACAAGCTTGAACTACAGAAACTCGGACTGGATCCTGAGAGCAAAAAGGCCAAGGACCTAGACGACCAGATCAAGGCCCTGGGTGACGAGATGTCCGAACTACGTCTGAGGGCTTCGAACGTGCAACTCGAGGAGAGTCTTGCACTTGACAAGCCCCAGCGACAGATTGACGCGATGCTGAGTACCACCAAGGAACTCACCTTCCAGGAGATCGTCGATGGTATCACGGCAGCGCAGGGTAAGTTGACCTATCTGAACCCGCTTCTGGAGGAAGCTAACAAACTGTACGAGAGTCAGACCATCGATCTTGACGCATTGCAGACATCGTTGGCCGATCATAACAAGTTGCTGGGGGATCTCGCGAGCGCGCTTGGTACGTTGCCAGACGACTTGAAGGGAGTGGCGACTGCGCTTACTCAGGATCTCGGCACGGCGTTGGCAGATGTGTTTGCAACCAAGGGTGCTGATTCGGCGGTTACTAAGGCTCAGACACTGTTCGGCGAACTAGCCGCGGTATTGACTACTGGCGGCGAGCAGGACTTGATCCCTGCGTTGCAAACTGAGTTGAACAACGCCCTTGCCTTGTGGACTGGACCGACTGGACTTGGTGGGCTCGCACCGGCCGCGTTGGCCGCCGGTACAGATACAGCAACTGCTTTGGCGAGTGGCATTCAGATTGGAACGCCCGGAGTACTTACTGCCACGCAGTCGTGTCTCGAGGCCTTTGTTGCCGGGATGGGCGGTCCTGAGGCCCTTGCTAAGATGGGCGCAGTGGGCGATGCTTGGGTGCAGGAAATGTCAGCGTGTCTGGGCGTTGTGCGTAATGTCGCTGGACAGAGCGGCACTGACGCGGCTGTTACCTACGTGGAACAACTGATCGCATCATTCGGGGCTCAGTCAGAACCGGCAACCACCGCCCTCAAGACACTGTTGGACCAACTCAAGTTGATCCGCGATGCCGAACTGTCGGGCGAACTGAGTGGTGATGCGCTGGCCACCAAACTCAGTGATACGATTACCGCGGCGGCGCCCGCAATTGAAGCGGCTGGCAAGGCGACCGTGACTACCACGGGTGGCGTGATGCAGACCGAGGGTACGGCGCAGGGACAGAACACGGCCGACACGTTGATGCAAACTCTCGGCCAGGCAATGACCGGTTACTCCGGGCAGGCTAGTCAGTGGGGCGGCGCGGTCGTAGCGTACTGTGCCTCTGGCATGTACCAGTACGCCGTTGGCGGCGAGGCTCGGTCCTATGTAGAAGGTACCGGCCGGGCGCTGATTGACGGCGTGGTCGCCGGATTGGATGCAGAACAGGGCGCTCTGTATGACAGGATCCGGCAGATCATTGATTCGGCGATCCAGGCGGCTCAGGACGCGGCCGGCACCGCGTCGCCGTCTACCAAGTTTGCCAGGATCGGCGGTATGATGGGCGCCGGACTAACGTTGGGATGGGAACATAGTTTGAGTGACTTCCTCGAGGGAATGAAGCAACTTGACCCGCTGCGAGTCGGCGCGCCAGACTGGCTGCGCGGACTTAAGGGTGGGTCAGCACTTCAGCCGCAGGTAGCGGGTGGCGGTGGCGGCAAGACATACAACGTCACAATTCATAACCCGCAACCGATGGCTGCCGAAGACAGCATTAGGCGACGGTTGATAACGTTCTCGCATCTGGGGATTTGATATGGGTAGTATCATCGGAGCACAGGACATCTGGGTGGTCGACGGAGTCGACTTGAGGACGCACGCCTGGAACATCGAGGCGGTTACCGCGGGGCAGGGGCTACCTCCCCGGCGTGGTGACAATCTGCGGATACCGTTTAGGCACGGCGCGCGGTCCTACAAGAAGTACTACGACCAGCGAGCGCTGACCTTGGCGATGTTTGTGGTAGGGTGTGATCCCGACGACGGCAGTGTACCGAAGGGTGATCAGGCGTTGTTGGCAAGGCTCTACACTCATCTAGACGGACTGCGTGAGGTCTTCGGACGTACCGATAGACTTCTCGAGTTGGTGCACATCTTGCCCAACGGCGAACAACGTACGGCACATGCAGAGGTCGTCGGGTCCATGGACTTTGCTACGGTGGCCGGTGGAATGGCGCGTTTTGCGGTGGACCTCAACATGCCCGACCCGTTCTGGTACGGGTCGACAGCAGTAGAGTCAGTTGTATTTGATGAGGACCCAACGGCGTGGACTATCATACACCCGGGAACGTTCGAGACGGCAAATCTGGTGCTGGAGATCGTCGGCGCGTGCGAGAATCCAAGACTAACTCATGACTCGGGAACGTACCTCGAGGTATCGACTACTCTGCTCGAGGGTGATGTCCTTGTGGTTGACTGTGAGAACTTTACCGCGACGCTTAATGGCGATAGCGTCATCGGCTCGTTGCGCCATGCCGGAGATCCGGCGTTTATGAAACTACTGCCTGGCTCTAACTCGCTCTCGTTGCACTCCGATTCTGCGCCGGTTGCGGTAGCTACGATAACGTATCAACCGAGATATTTGTAGGGAGGAATGGCACATGGGTAACTATCCAACACCACCATCGCGACGTTGGGCATACGACCGAGACAATACTCAGGTCACGTGCTGGCGCACAGATGTTGAGGGAATCGACGAGCTTACCGGCTCCCAGATCAACGCTCTCAATGACGAGGACGACGACAAGGTCGACGTGCTGTTTGGAGGCGGTCAGATCGCTTCGGGCCAGTTTGTGTACCTGTGTTACCTCTTTCCTGAGGTGCGTAAACTCGGCGATCTTAAGGTCATCGGTGATACTGACCTGACAGGACGGTTTGGGACATTTGATGTTGAGTACTCTGATGACACTACCACTGGACAGGACGGCTCGTGGGCTTCGGTCGCGGCAGGATTGGCCATGGACGAGACATTTGTCATGCGTCCGAACTATCGCGAGGACATTCAGGCGGCCGCCGCGGCTGCCCCGCATGCCGCATACCGTCTCAAACTTAGTTTCGCGGCCGCCTCTGGTAATCACGCTTACCTGGCAGCGGTTCATCTCTACGGTTTGGAAGCCGGCGCGGCAGATCGTCTCTCGTTCACCGACGGTGCCGGTACTGAACTACCGATAGACTTGGACTTTGAAGAGTGCGCCCGTGGAGCCAGCGACGTGCATACGTTCTATGTAAAGAACGTGTCCGGTGGCCTGACGGCTCAGGGCATCGTGCTCTCGGTGGAGCAGGGACCGAGTTATGGTAATGCATCGTCGTGGACGTTGCTCAGTCTCGACGGTATCACCTATGCTCAGACCAGGGCGCTCGGCGATCTTGCCCCGGGACAGATTAGTGCTGTGATCTCCATTCGCTGTGCGCCTCCAACCAACGCTGAACTAGGAACCCTGTCTTGTAGGATCACTCCTTCCGTCGCCGCCTGGGTCTAAGCTCCTGAGGTAAAGTCGTGGCCGAAGTCAGTTACTACATCAACGAGAACATCGGCATTGGGGCTCTGGCCCCTATTGCCGTTCCTTCGGACTACATTGACGAGAACATCGGCATTGAAGTCCTGGCACCTATTGCTGTTCCTTCGGCTTCCGTCGCTCAGAACGCCGGTATCGAAGTCTTAATGCCCGACACGCCTTCAGACTACGTGGCGCAGAATGCCGGTCTTGAACATCTTGTGGGCACTCAGTTGAGTCTTGTCCTCGTGCAGAACCCGGGTGATTACGCTGCGGATTCTGTCAATGATCAGTTGGGTCCTGAGTTTGCGTTCGCTCCACGTGTAGATCGTCTGATCCCGTCCTGCGGCAGGTTCGGTAATGCGGTCGCTTTTGAGGGACTAGGCTTCGGTGACGAGTGTGTCTTCCTTCGATTTGGACAATACGACGCGTACGGAGTCGACGGTAACTGGGTACTGGGAACGAGCCACGCTTACGGAGTGTTCACTGCGACGCAGTCGACGTGGACCGCGGAGATCTGGTTTAGAAGTCAGCGGCAGGGCCCATACGAGGATCCGGCCGGTGAGAGTACCGGTTCGTTGGTGGAACTGTGTACGATCGGTGCTCCGATCATTACTCGCTACATTCTTGAACTTGACCAAGGACACGTGCGCGCAAAGGCAGGGGCGACGATCCTTACTACGTTGGATCACTATGATGATGGCGACTGGCACAGTGCCCGCATGGTCTACGCCGGTAGTTCGCTCTCTCTGTTGGTGGACGGTGTCCCGATCTCTTCTGCCGCGGTTACCAACCACGCCATTGATTACGTGCGAGTAGGCGGTATCGCGAGTTACGTTGAGGCCGATGTTCGTGAGTTTCAGATCGTTCAGGCCAATCTCGGAACGAGCAACTATGCCCCGGCATGGGAGTATGTGCCCAACCTATCCACTGTTGGTCTGTGGCACTTTAACGATGGCGCTGGTGCTACAGTCGCTGACTTCAGTGGAAACGACTCAGATCTTGTACTTGAGGGCGACGACTACAATTGGACTGACTGGGACTTTGAACTGGAGGTGCTCCTCAATGAGTTGGTCTGTGGTGGACCGACCGGTGTTCGTAATCGCCGCGGGATCTTTACTGTGCCGGCAGACGCTGAGTCGGGCCAGGTCTACGTGTGGCACACCAGAGTGCACGAGGACGTGTCCAACTCACGTACGTTTACGGTACTGGCAGAGGAACCGCTCAGAGGGATTGGCGTCGAGATCCGTATCTACGATCGCAATAACTTCGGAACACTGCTCGCGATTCTCGAGAACGCTTACGGTATCGGGATCTCGCTAGAACTAGACGGCGCGGGGGCTGGGGCATTCTCGCTTCATGCCTCGGATCCCAAGGCGACAGATGTCAACCTTGCCCACGGTAACCTTGTTCGTGTCTACTATGACGGGATTGAGCGCTGCGCGTTTCTGATCGAGCAGGTCGATGAGGTGGTACTGGGCGAGGGCGAGGAGTCTGTACAGACGCTCGCCATCACTGGACGTGGTCCATTTGCACTACTTGAGGGCGCCATCGTTTACCCGCCGGACTGGCCGATCCGTGATCCTCTACTCACGAGTTATGTCGACAAGACTCCGGGGTACATTCTTGCAGATCAGATTACAAAGGCGGTCGCCCGCGGCGCCTTGCTCAGTATGACCGCAGACTTCACCGACACGGTAGACAGTAATGGCGAGTTGTGGCCAGAGACATTCACAATGGATGTCGAACCGGGTATCACAGTGATGTCCTTGTTGGACCAGTTTGTCACCATGGGTTACAACGCCTACGTGACGAGCGGGATCAAGCTTAAGGTTTACGTGTCGCGCGGCATTGATCGGACTCTCGGGCAGGCCCCGACCGTGTTCCGTCAGGGGTACAACCTGTACAGCAAGACGCGCAAGAGTTCGTCGGCCTCTGTCAAGACCATCGCTCTTGTGGCGGCTGATACGGGACTGAGCGAGTTTGCCACGGGAAGCAGTTTCCCACGGCGTGAGACGTTTATGAACGCCACCAACCAGGATATCTCTACGGCTGGCCGGGCGGCAGCACTGGCGCTGGCTTTGCTTAGCGAGGCGAGCGAGGGCTTTGACTCGGTGGTCGAATCTATCTACGATGTGTCAGAGGTATTCGAGGACTTTGACATCGGCGACTGGGTCTATGTAGATATCCCGGGCAAGTATGACATGGAACGCTTCCGAGTTCGAGCGATCACGATGACTGTTGAGGATGAGGGCACGGTGACGTGGACCGTCGCGTTCAACTCTTTGTACTACGAGTGGTCAATCCGAGTGAAGCGACTGATTGACGGACTGAGCGCCGGAAGCGCGTCGGGTAGTACAGGAAGTGGGGCGCTGAATCCGATCAACCCGACGACTGGCGTTGTCATTCCAGGCAAGCAGCAGTTCGTGTTCGGCGTTCGGATCATCACTGACGACGAAGAGGCCTTCGTTGTGGCCGCGTCTGACCTAACCGAGGTACTCGTGGTTGATACCGTTGCTAAGACAGTAGCTCTCAAGAAACTTGCGCAGATTGACGATGAAGATCCGAACACTGTGTTCGCTGGTCCTGCGACTGCTCCCGCCGCCCCACCCGGGTATCGGGTACTGGTAGCCGACGATCTTCCAGTTGAGGCCGTGGTTGACAGCGACATTGCTCCTGACGAAGGCTTCCTTCGTAAGACAGGGGCTGGGACATACACTGCCCTTAAGTCGAACCTCGATTCTAACGCTGATCCCGGGGTGAATGATGACGCTGACGCGGGATACTCCGTTGGTTCGGTCTGGATCAACATCACGTTGGACAAGGTTTGGCAGTGCGTCGATTCTACAAATGATGCGGCCGTCTGGAAGGACCTGGGTGGAAGTGCTCACGCCGAGGTTACCTTGGGCGAAGGCAGTGACCCCGCGCTTGAGTTGGATGGGCAGGAACTTACCCTAGCCGATGTTCTGACCCCGGATGAGCATGATGATATCGGGGACGATTCGCCCCACCATCCGGCGATAACACTGGACGTCGGTTGCGATCCAGCCCTTGAGTTGGCAGAAGGCCAGGTACTTAACCTGACGCTTCCTGCCGCTATTGCGCCTACACTCGCTGCTGTCATGATCGGTCGTGGGCAGTGGGGAGAGATCACACCGAGACAGGCGAGTAACTCGGCAATATTGATCGGTTTATATGATGGTGCTACCGCAACCGGAACCGTACTCATAGGTGAAGACGCTGATGGTATCTACGATAAGATGAGTAGTGGTGCTACCTCGGGTAACGAGGGAGGATGGGCCGCCGGTTACCCTGTACACGCTAGGCGGCACAACTCGATTTTTATCGTGAAACTTAAGCTTGTAAGCACGGCTCTCGTGCGTGGTTTCTGGGGATTGATTGACAAGACTTTGGCAAACTCGTGCGGCTCCGATGATCCGGCTGGTTCTTACATCGGCCTACAGTATTCCTCTCCGCGTGCGGATGCCAACTGGCAGTTCGTGTGCAAGGATAACGTGACTCAGAATATCCATGACACCGGGATTGCGGTCAGTACGAATGCCGTCTATGCACGGTTCACGCTCAACGACTCGGTGCCGAATATCTTGGCAGAGTTGCTGGATTCGAACTACGCGGTAGTGGCAACCTACACGTTCATTGCTAACCTGCCCGCAACGGCGACAGGTCTGTGGCCGGTGGTTGGAGTGGAGACTCAGACGGCCGCTCTCAAGGCATGGCAAATGTACTTCGTACGGGGCGTGAACCCGAACGTCTAAGGTAGATTAGGGTATAGATGACCCGAGAGGAGAAACAACGTGGATAAGCGAGTATCGGTTTGGTCATGGGTCTGGAGCAAGACCGATGGCGGTAACATCGACGCCGTGGTTACCCGCCTTCGCGCCGCCGGGGTAACGATGCTCATCGGCCCTAAGGCTTGGGACTCCGGTGCCTGGATGACCGAGATCAACTGGAAGCAGATCCGGGATGCGCTCAAGGCCAAGATGCCAGAGTTGGCCATCTACGCCTGGGGTTATTGCTGGTATCAGCGTCGGAACAACGTGGCGGCCGATGCTCAACGCGCTATCGAGTGCGTGACCTACGGCCTGGCTGATGGACTTGTTCTCGATGTCGAAGCAGAGTTCGAGGGTCGCTCGGATGCCGCCGAGGCTCTGTGCAGGCCGATCCGCGCGGCTCTTCCTAACACTGACATTCTCTACTCGGCGTTCGCCCTGCCGGCGTACCACGGTCCGTTTCCTTACGCTGTGTTCGAGAAGTACTGCAACGGTCTCGTGCCGCAGTTGTACTTCAAGTACTGGACGCCGCCGACGGGGAATCTGTTCGCTAACGCCGCGGCTGCGGTTGACGCGATGGTTGCTCAGCACCGGGCGATCGGAATTGGTCCTGAGAAACTACTTGTTGCAGCAGACTGCTGGGCCGAACCGCAGCATCCGATGCCTACAAAGGATGAGTTGGTGCTGTTCGGAACGCGGTGCCGAGAGACCGGCTGCGCTGGCGTCAGCGCCTGGGACTATCAGGAAATGGATGCTGCAACGTGGGTTGCCATGAAGGCTATGCGCGATGCGTTCTTGCCGGTAGTACCTAAGCCCGACGAACTAGAGCGACTGCGTCGGGAACTTGCGGTGGCACTGACTGAGCGTGATGACCTGCGGCGTCAAGTCGAGGCCCTCATCAGCGAGCGCGATGTCTTGAAGCTTACGCTTAACAACGCTCTGGTTGTGGCGGATAACAGGATCAAGGCGCTTCGTAGTTTGGAAACATTAGTTAGTCAGTCGAGAGGGGTCTTGTCTTCTACGGTTGATTCAGCGCTTGACGCTGTGATCAACGCCCTAAACCGCCCGGCCTACAAGGATTGATGGGTCTAGGTCTTGCGTTCGATGAGGTCGCGTAGGGCTTGAAGTGCGGAGGTGTTAACCGTGAGGGCGATGCTCTGAAGCCGTATCAGATCGGTCTGCATTTCCTGCGCCTTCGACGATATTTCCTGCGCCCTTGCTGCTAGATCTACGCTCTCGGTGAGTTTATCGTAGGCCTTTTCCATGTGCTCGAGATGGTTGCGTCCGAGGTTGATGACGAGTCGGCCGAGAAAGTAGCCAACAATGACGACGAGACCAGCGAGACCGACTCCGGTCAGTTCAGTTACGCACTTGAGGATCTCTGTTATATCCATTACTCAGTCTCTCCTTACTCGAGTCCATTGTATCACTTCCTGGGTATAGTTGATATGTCATGGCTGAAGAACAAACCCCGTCTGAGACGATGCTGGTCCCTGCCTGCTTTCCAGACGAGTTAGCGCGCGAGGTCCACCAGGGTACTGTCTGGTTCGAGTACCTTAAGCAGGCCGTCAAGCGCGAGACCGGCCGGGAACCGCGGTTATTGCGACGTGACTGGATGCGGTTCTTTACCGAGTTGGTTGAGGACGGACTGGATCCGTGGTTATTGGCGTGCGCTCTTGATCTGCTGGCCATGCGGTGGGTACGCGAGGTAAAGTCAGCGCTGGCGGTCATAGACGAGGAAGTGACAGTCAACCCTTGGCTCTGTGCCAAGCCGTATAAGTTACTCGCGCCCATCCGCGCACTGATGCCGCGGAATAAGGCCTACTGGCGGCACGTCTGGCTCTCACGTCTGTGTGATGACGATGCCGAGGCAGCCTACTGCCAGAAGTGGTTGGGGGCTCTGGAGGATGCGCTGACGGCGTTTGAGGTGATTGACTACGAGATGGCCGAGCGGGCTGAACGTCAGTTGGTGAAACTGGAGAATGAACGACTGTGCCTGCGGAAGCAGACTGGTCTAACCAGGCGGGCGGACGCCCCAGGGTACACGTTCAAGTTGCACTACCTGGCCGAGTTGGTACGCGAGTGAGCGCGGCTTTTGTGTTGGAGAACGTCTCCGTATCTGGATTACCTATCGTGTGTAGATATGGATGGCTCTCTCAAGTCTACATCTGGAAAACGCTAAGGGTAATTCACGTCGGAAGGGAACATCAATGAGCGAACCCGCACCTGCTGTACTTGAGGCGACGCTATTGTCAAGTCTACGGACGCCGGGCGATGTGCGTTTGTGCAAGGAACTCGGGATCTCGGCCGACAGTTTCGACGCGGTACCCGAGTTGCATGCCAAGGTCTGGACTTACCTTGACGATTATCTGCGGCGGCAAGACGAACTGCCTAAGGTAGAAGACCTGCGGCAACTGTTTGGGTTTGAGGCGACGGAACCCGGCGATCTAGAAGAGTATGCCCGGCGCGTGCGTGAACGTGAGGTCTACCGTCTGGCGAAGAGCGCGGTGTGGCGTCGGGGCGCCGATCTTGAGGTCAAACCCACGGAGGCCATTGCAGGACTAATCGAAGATCTTTCAGCGCTGCACATCGATGGGGGTCGTCGACGTCAGCATTTCTTGGACAGCGGTGCGAAGGAACGTTTGGATCGTTTTGATGAGGCACAGCGGGTTCGAGCAAGGGGCGGGTTCATAGGAATTCCTACCGGACTAGAGTACTTTGACTGTCAGAACATGGGGTTCGTCGGCGGCGACGTGGTCATTGTCTTCGGTACCCTGGGCGTTGGCAAGTCGTGGTTGCTTATGCACATGGCTGTGACGGCTTGGAACGCCGGTAAACGAGTACTGATGATCTCGCCAGAGATGACGATAGCCGAGCAAGGCCTGCGGTTCGATGTGATGGGCGCACACCTCAAGCACATCGAACTCTCGCATCGTAAACTGCGTCACGGTGAGGAGACACGCGAACGTTACATGGCGTGGCTTCATTACTGCGCGCAGGGCGAGAACTTTGTTATTCTCGATGCACCGAGCGCGCGGCGGCCGTTCACGTTTGATGACGTATGGGCATTGACCGCAGAGTACAAGCCAGATGAGGTCGTGATTGACGGCCTGCATTTGCTGGGTATCAAGGGCGCCGGTAAGGCTGGCTGGGAAGTGCTCAAAGAAGGCGTCGAGATGCTTAAGGCCCTGGCGCAACATGATAACATTCCTGTACTCGCGGTTCATCAGGCCACGCGTGAGGCTGGGAAAGATGAATCGACTCCGCCGGGAATAGCACAGATCGGTTATGGGTACTCGATTGCGCAGGTTGCCGACTATGTCTTTGCGCTTTCACACAGTAAGCCCTACGACTCAGGTCACCGATCCTACCTCACGCGTAAGGTCAGAGACGACGAACGGTCTATCCGGCGTCATGAACTACTTTGGGACGTGGATCGTGGGCACATTGAGGAACTGGCGATGATAACACACGAGACCGATGAGGCGCTACCGCCGAAGGGGCCGGCGTACTAGATGACGACGCTGATCGCTGACGTTGAGATTGACATTCCCGAGGTGCTTGAGGAACTCGGGATCGTTCTAACAGAACGGGCCCGTGGTGATTGGGTCGATACTCTCTGTCCGTTTCACCCCGAGCACAACCCTAGTTTCAGTGTCAACTTGGAACACGGCGGCTGGATAGACCGGCACTCGAGCGAGACTGGTGGACTGCTGGCGCTGGTCGCGTTGATACTGGAGATTGATGGGGCGGCAGCGGTCGCCTGGTTGCGTGAACATCGGGCCGTCATACATGAGAGTACGGCAGCGTTATTGGCGCGGTTGTACAAGATCACTGGCGGTGACGACGAGTACGCTGAGAGTCTGGTACGTTGGAACGAAGTCTACGAGGCGCTATCGCTTGACACCATGGAGCAGTATTTCTTTGACCGCGGTTTTACGCCCGCGACAATGCGGCAGTTTGAGGTGCGTTACGACGAGGAAGACGACTCGCTGATCTTTCCGGTACGCGATGGGCAGGCGAACATCGTCGGCTTTGTACGTCGGCGAATTGACCGCGGTTTGCCGTTGGCACGCAAGTATCTCTACCCATCCGGCTTTCGACGGACGTTCTTTCCTCTACATCTGTACCGTGGTGTGGCTCCGTTACTGGTCGAGGGACCACTTGATGCGATGTGGTTGCACCAGAACGGGCACGCCAATGCGTTGGCCATGTTAGGTGCAGACCTTGTGCAGGAACAGCGAGATTGGTTACGGGCGCACGTCAAACAGATCGCCCTCTGCCTTGATAACGATAAGGCTGGGCGACAGTCGACAAAGACGCTCGTGGGACAGTTGATTCGGAATTACGGCGTGTCCTTGGTGTCCTTGCCGGTAGACGTTAAGGACATTCAGGAGGTTGCTGCCGAGCGGCTCTCTGAGGTCTTGGCAACGGTACGTCCGATTCTCTTGCCTAGTGACCTCTAGACCTATTTACAAAAAGTCTCCTAGACCTATTTACAAAAGGCCCAACTTGTGTTATGATGATCACGAGAGGAGATACGACTTTGAGTAGTGTAAGGGACATGACCTACAGCGAACTCGAGAAGCGTTACACCCCGCTCATCATCAAGTTCTCTCGCTCGTACGTCTCGGGCATGGATTCCGACGACATCGCTCAGGAACTGCGCGTTGTGTTGGCGCGTGCCCAGCGGAACTACGACCCTAATCGTGGCGAGAGTGGATTCATGCACTTCCTGTACTGCGCGTTTCAGAACCGCATGGGTCAGTTGGCGTGTCGACCCCGCGCACGAAAGCGGGTACCCCTAACCATGCAGATGCCGCTGGAAGGTGTTGATGCGCCCAGTCATGAGTCGGGATTCGAGCGGGTGGAACTAGAGGCAGGGCTCAGTTCTACCTGCCGCAAGATAGTGAGGTCGGTTCTAGACCAGGGGATGACCCTCAAGGAACTGAAGGCGCTGGTGTCACCAGATGAGTTCGAGGGCGTTAAGGCCGAGCTCAGACGGCACCTGCCCATGGTCTAAGGCTGGGTATAGTTAGATCGGGAAGCGGTTCAATAGGAGGGGAATGTACCTATGACGCATGGGACTGGCTGGAAACAGGGAAGCGAGGCCGCTGCCGGAATGCCGACAGGCGGCGGTGATTTCATTCGGCACCTGCGCCTCTACGATGACCAAGAGAGCGCAGTCATCCGGTTCTTGTCTGACGTCGATGACGTCTTCTGGGGTAACTTTCACCGGGTCATGAAGCGTAGTCAGAAGGGCGTCACGTACTACGAGCCCGTGTTCTGCCTGGAGGAACTGCACCAGTCGTGCCCGTACTGCCAGGAAGACATTAGCATGTCGTACATGTTCTTGGCCTGGGTCTACGAGTACCGGCAGTTCATGGCCTTGGCTGGCGAGGGGCGCGAGCGGATCACCTGGAACGGACTGGTGCGCTTCAAGGAAGAGATCGGCGAGGCGCGCCTCATGCACTACTCGCACATGCACAAGGGCTCGATTGACATGCGAGTTCAGCGGTACGGTAACCTGACCGACCGCGACTACGAGTGGATTCGCACAGGCGTCAAGGGCACTAACCGCCCGACGTACATCTTGGAACCCGTGGAGGGCACGATCGTGGCCCTACCGCCGGACCTGGAGAAACTACGGGGTACGTTGCCGAAGCTCGAGGACATCGCTCTGGGCCGAGTACGGTCATTGGACGGACAGACCGGCGGCAAGACACGGGAGAGCGCGCCGAGGCGCACGGTTCAGGTTCCGCAGAGCGAGGCGGCACCGCCGCCCAATGATTCTGAGGCAGAGAGCGAGGGCGACGACTGGTTGAGCAACCCGTTCAACGATCCGCCCAAGTACTAGGTGTCTAGGTTAACTGGCAAACCGCTGGATTCCAAATCCGGAGATGGGGGTTCAAGTCCTCCGGCGCCTGCCATTTTAGGAACAGAAGAGGGAGGTCGACAGAATGCCTAAGATCTCGGTAATGACGGGACTCACGACCAAGATTCCCGGACAAGACTACGGGATGCTCAAGGTTGAGATCCGGTACACCGACATCGACACCGAGGGCGACATAGGAGCCCAACTCGAGGAGTGCGACAAGGTCGCGCTGGCAGCAGCCGAGCGGTCAGAGAAAACACTGGCACAAGTTGCTTCTGATGCCTCGGGATTGGCCGTAGAGGGAGTCGGGATCGCCCCGGAATTCATCGCGTTCAGAGACCAGGCGAAGACTGCGATCACACAACTCGCCCGGGAAGTCAAGCGCCAGAAGGACGTTCTAGAGTCACTGGCTGGCGAGAAGCCGGCGCTGGATATACACACTCGTTTGACCGGTGAGCCAGCGCCCGCCCTGATCAATCCCGCAGACGAGCCGCCGCTAATGGGTCCTGTCGATGAGCAGGAACGTGAAGACAACGACATGCGTGAGCCAGTACTTGATCCACAGGCTCCCGCAGACGCCGCCGAGATCCCGGCGGTAGCGACGGACTCCAAACCGAGTCAGACGATCCACGATCCCGCCGCGCCTTTAAAGGCACCGGGCGAGGTCGAGTCTGACGATCCTGCGCCCAGGCGCTCATTGCGTCGGAGACTCGAGGGCGAGGTTGAGCCCCAGGACTAAGGGGTACGCTTACGAGGGACCGCGCGGCAAGATCCAGATGCACTCCTCTTGGGAGGTCAAGGTCGCGCGGATCCTAGATGAACTCCAGTTGACGTGGATCTATGAACCCCGGAAGTTTCGTACGTCAGCCGGTGGCTTCATTCCAGACTTCTGGATAGACGAGGCGGCATGTTATCTGGAGGTCAAGGGGTACGAACACGCGAACGCAGCCGAGAAGTTGGCAGCATTTAGGCAGGAGTATCCGTATGAGTTGGTTGTTGTACGTGACATCAACTGGCTCGGGATGGCCTACATGGTGCAGCGACTCTACCAACTGTGTCTCGGCGTCCGATATCGGGAACTGACTCCTGAGGATCGCCTAGAACAGATCCGGCGGAATGTGCTGCGAGCGTACCAAGAGATCGGTGAACTGCTGGAGGCTACGCCCTGGAAGTGGCACCGAGTCTACGAGAATCATGAGATCGACACGCCCAACTTGCTCGAGGAGTTTGGGGACCTCTTTGTCTTCATGTTAAACATCATTGCCGTGGTTGGACTGCGAGAATCTGACGTCATGGCAGCCGTGCACGACGTGCACCTGAAGAACTTCGAGCGGTTACGCGAGGGCGTCAACCAGAAGGAGATGGGTTCGTGACTTCACCGATCAGAGTAGCGATCATCGGCGCCGGGAACTGTGCGTCAGCGCTCGTGCAGGGCGTGCACTATTACCGCGATGTTCAAGATGGCGATCAAGTACCGGGCATCATGCATGCCAGTTTAGGCGGCTACCGCATCGGTGACATCGAGTTTGTGGCTGCCTTTGACATTGACCGAAACAAGGTGGGTAAGGACCTGTCCGAGGCCATCTTTGAGGCCCCGAACAACACGCTTAGATTCTGTGATGTGCCGTCGATGGGAGTGCCGGTGAAACGCGGCATGACGCACGATGGGCTGGGGAAGTATCTGAGTCAGGTCATCGAGAAGGCCAAGGGACCTAGCGCCGATGTGGCGCAGGTACTGAGGAACACGCGCACACAGGTCGTCTTGAACTATCTGCCGGTGGGCAGCGAGGAGGCGACCAAGTGGTACGTCGAGCAGGTACTCGAGGCCGGGTGCGCCTTCGTCAACTGCATTCCTGTGTTCATCGCTTCGGACGAATCAGGGTACTGGCCTAACCGGTTCAGTGATGCCAAGGTGCCCATCCTCGGAGACGATGTTAAGTCACAGGTCGGAGCAACCATTGTTCATCGCGTGCTGGCGCGGTTGTTTGAGGACCGAGGTGTGCCGATCCAGCGGACCTATCAACTCAACTTCGGTGGCAACACCGACTTCCTGAACATGCTAGAACGGAAGCGGTTGATCTCCAAGAAGATCTCCAAGACACGCGCGGTAACTTCCCAGATAGACGAGGTCTTGCCTGACGATGACGTTCACGTAGGACCTAGCGATTACGTGCCTTGGCTCAAGGACCGTAAGTTTTGCCATATCAGAATTGAGGGCGAGGGATTCGGTGGTTCGCCCATCAATGTAGACCTGAAGTTGGAGGTCTGGGATAGTCCCAACTCGGCGGGTGTGGTCATTGACGCCATTCGTTGTGCGCGGATTGCCCTGGATCGTCATCTGTATGGACCTATCATCGCACCGTCGGGATACTTCTTTAAGTCGCCCCCGATCCAGGTCACCGACGATGAGGCCCGTGAGGGCACAGAGAGGTACATCAATGGAATCTAGTCGTGAACAAGGGGTGCTGTTTGCCTTTGATCTTGACGGCACGGTCTTGAATTCCATGCCTCTGCTTGAGTCACTCGCCGTTACGGAACTGATGCGAAGTTATCGTATGGGCGCGCATCAGGCTCGGTGTGCTTACCGGGGTACGGTGGGGCGCCCGTTCAGTGAGCAACTCGAGATGTTGTTTCCACAGAATCCGCTGAATCTCAGCGCGGCGTACCGGTTTGAGTGTTACAAGGACATGTTCTACCCGTCATGCGAGGTGTTTCACGACGTTAAAGAAACGTTGGCGGTACTACGGTGTCAGAACATCTTTACGGCCTTGGTGAGTAGTACACGTCAGAATCTCGTGCGGCAGGCGATCAGTAGTCTGGAGTTCACTGAGACCCTGGGCCTGGAACCCGGCCGCTCAAAGGCGAGTCAACTCATGGGTCTACGTGAACGATGGGGTTGCGTGACCTACATCGGAGATGCCCCATACGACTGCGAGTTGGCGCACACCGTTGATGTGCGGTTCATCGGTTTGCTCGGCGCGCCGTGGTCTAAGTTTCCTATCGATATTCAAACCATCTCGTCGATATACGCAGCATGTTGGGTTCGTGATCCAGAGGGAAATGCGTGATGGTACAGTTGGACCCAGTTCAGATGCGTAGTTTCGTCGAGTTCAGTCAACTCAAGTTAGCGGTCGGCGGACCGGATGTGCACATGCACGAGGCGCATCAACTGCTGGAACACTCGTCGTGGCTGCGAGAACGTGCAGGGTGGTGGCTGTGCGCCTACATGACGTTCTGTTCTGTACCGCCTGCCCTGCTGATCATCGCAAACTGGCCCGACCCAGGAGAAGTTGCGAGTTCTGACGAACTACTTGATTGGGTCCATGAACACTGGGCAGGACTACCGATCCGTACCCAGCGCCGGCCAGTACGTTCGAAGCCTAAGTTGGTCAAGTGTCTTCAGGACTTCGCGGCGTGGGATCTAGAGTATGTGCCACGCCTCGGGGAAATGTCGTACGAGGAAGCGTGGTCTTCGGTTGCGGATAACGTGAAGTACTGCGGCCGGTACGTGATCATCAAGACGCTCGAGGTCTTCCGTCGCTTGACAGGATTCGAGCACCTTGTTCCACCCGATATTCGGCCATCGGGCGCGTGGTCGCCGCGACGTGCTCTGGGTATGTTGGTGCCGGAGACGGCGTCGACTGTTGGAGATAAGCACGATAACTCGCGTTCTACGATCGCTCTGACTAACCTGGTTGCTGAGGCCGTTCGGGATAGGCTCGCCGAGGAACTAGGTCGTGAGGTGAGTTACTACCTGCTCGAGGTGCTTCTTTGCAACTGGCGGCAGACGCAGCATGGCACGCTCTACGTGGGTCGAACCATCGACTCGGAACTGGCCTACTATCACAAGGTTGCGAAGTACATGGCTTCCCTAGGTGGTGACATGCCTCTGGAACGGGCCTTCTTTCAGGCGCGGCGCGAGGCTTTTCCGGCCGAGTGCCTGGGCGAATTGCAGGGTTGGGACGACGTGCGCGTTCCATTGAAGCACGTGTTCGCACAGCAGGGCTACTTCTGGTCGGACCTTCTGTTTGATTGGAACAAGACGACGGATCTTGCGCATCCCGTCAGGAGGTAAGAACTGATGCACATGTATGAGATAGCACCACGGCTGTTTATCCGGGGCATGTTCAACAATCGTCCGAATAAGCTCGAGGAACTGCGCGCCGCCGGCATCGACGTGGTGGTTTGCATGTTGCGATTGACTGACCCCGACATGCTGAACCTGCCTGACATCGAGTACAAGCAGTTTCCGCTGCCAGACGCTCGGTCGGTCGACGAAAAGACCGCGTTTGCGGCGACTAGGTTTGTCGTGGCTCGGTGGCGAGAGGGACATACCGTGTTAGTGCACTGCATCGGGGCGCACTCGCGTTCGCCGTTTGTTGCGGCGCTCGCGTTAACGGCGATCTACGAAATACCGGGCGCAGAGGCGCTCGCGCGTCTTCGGGCGGCGCGACCGAAGGCGGTTCAGAACAAGGCAATGGAACGGTATCTACTGGAGGACGCGGAATGATTCTGACTCTCCGTGGATGCGGAGGCAGCGGTAAGTCATACGTCGGGCACCAGTTGCTTGAACGTTACCCCAACACTCCGATCTGGGTTAGCGGTTGGAACAAACCGCCGCACAAGAAACTGATCGGCTATGACCTGCCGGGTGGGATGCTACTGCTGGGCCGGTATACTGCGGCCGGTGGCGGCCTAGACGGTTACTTGCTGACACGAACGCGCGACAAGTTCTACGGACTTATCGATGAGGCAATGCAGGCCGCTCCGTTCGTGTTTGGCGAGTCACTGACGATCTCGTCATCGCGGATCTGGTGGCAGGAATTCTCAGCCAAGAACCCCGGCCAGGTCGTGTTCGCATTTCTGGACACGCCGGTGGACCTGTGTGTTCAGCGCATTCTCCAGCGCAACGGTGGACGGCCGATCAAGGAGTGGCAGGTCGTACAGCATCACCGTTTCATCGGACGGTTGGCTGAGAGATTTCGTGCAGAGGGCGAGATTGTCTACACGATCGATCACAGGCATCCGGTAGAAGACGTCATCAGGATCTACAAGGAGGACTACGGATGGCAGCCGTGAAACGACCGAAGGCCCTAGGGTGCCACATCTACTCTGGCGCGTTTTCTCTCGGAATCCAGCGCGCCGGCTTTAAGATCGCTGGTCAGTGGGAGGAAGGACCGTGGGGCGCCGCAACGTTTGATCTGAACTTTCCCAAGGTGCCGCACCCTCTTACCCTTGAGGACTGGCCGGTCTCGCAACTCGAGCACGTGAATCTCATCTATGCCAACCCACCGTGCGCACCCTGGAGTACTGCCGGTGGTCGTCTTGGCATGGCCGACCCGCGACTAGGGTTTACCCGTAATGTCTTTGATCTGGCGCTTCAACTTCGACCGGAGGCGTTGATCGTCGAGAGCGTGCCCCGGGCCTGGTCTCTCAACGGTGGGCAGGCATTCTATAAGACGTTCGCCGAGGCGTTTCAACGTGTCGGTTATGCCGTGACGATCTACCTGACCAACGGGTTGTTGGTGGGTGGGCCGCAGTGGCGCGAGCGCTTTCATTTCATTGCGCATCGTGGTGAACTCGAGATCCCGGAACCCACGATCACGGTTGATGACCTGCCGTTGGTGTGGGACATGATCAATGATCTAGCGATTACAGCACGGTGGTTGGGCGAGGAACCTCTGGTTCCCAATCACGTCGTGCGTCGCCCAGACGAGATCGCCCTCAATGTGCTTCGTAACATGCTGCCCGGTGAAGGTGTGATGGGTGGCGTTGATCGGGCACGCGCGCAGGGGCTGCCGTTTAGGAAGGCGCGTGGTTTGAGCACGGGTCGACTGCGGGGGAACGCCCCATGTAGTACGCTCTTTGACCTTACTACGACGGTTCATCCTTACGTCGACAGACCGTTGACGCTGCGTGAGGGTGCACGACTGAGTGGTTATCCGGATGACTTCGTGTTCGCGCTGACCACAAGGCCCGATGCACACGATGGTTGTTCTACAGATGTCTCGCAGGCCGTGTTGCCACCGATGGGTTATCACCTAGGGCAACTCGTGTTGCGAAGTCTTGACAGTGCGCGGGCTGAACCCGGCAGTTTCAGGGTTATCAACAGACTCGGGATTGCTAGGCCTTGGAGTCCCGGCCGGTACGTCAAGCGAGGTATAGTAGATTAGATATGATTGTGCTTTTGGAAGGACCTGACGGCGCTGGCAAGACAACGTTGGCCAAGGCGTTGATGCTGTGTGGCTATCGCTATGTCCACATGTCGGTTCCGCGCCCGGCCAAGGATCCGCTCATCTACTGGCTGGCGCGGTTTAAGAACGTGCCGCATCCATTGGTCATTGACCGAATGCACCTGAGCGAAGATGTTTATGGACCGCTGGTGCGAGACGGTTCGGCACTGAATGATCTTGACCGGTGGTTACTCGAGGGCTGGTTGGCGTCGCATAAGGCCGTAGTTGTTCTTTGTTTGCCACCGCTCGAGACGGTGCTTCAGAACGTGGCGCTGGACAGTGAGGCAACGAATCATGCAGACGAAGGTCTTGTACGCGCCGTGTACAGCGCATTTGCAGAAGGTCAATGGTCAACTGACCTACCGGTGTTCACGTACGATTACACGGGCGAGAAGGTAACTCACCTGTTGCGACGACTACCGTTTACCGGGTCACTGCCGGCAGACCATGAGGGAATCGGTTCGTCCGACCCGCGGTACATCTTCGTCGGTGACCGGCATGGTAAGTGTCGGGGTCCGTGTGGCGTACCATTCGTCTTCAGGTCAGCGTGTGGCGACTATCTGCGCCGTGCGATTATAGCCACGGGTTTGCCGACAGGGACCTACCACGTGCTCAATGGTTGGCTCTGGAACGAAGATGGCACCGTGCGGCCGCATGATATCTTGCGGCGTTGGCGTGATCGGCGGTTTATCGCGTTGGGTCGGCGCGCCGAAGAGGCATTGGAAACTGTCGGCATCGAGCCGGTAGCCGCGCTGCCCCATCCGCAGTACTGGAAGCGGTTCTTCTACCGCGACCTGGAGGGGTACTCAGAGTTGATTGAGAGGGCGCTGTAATGGAACATTCCTGGTTTGGTTCGATGCTCGTCTGTGAGACCTACTGTCTTGGACAGTCGTATCGGGACTTGCTCGGACAGGTCATATCCTGCGGCGATCCAGTAGAACCGCGAGGCCTGAAGACACGTGAGGCGCGGCCGCTGGTGTTGCGACTTCAGAGTCCTTACCACTGCATCGTCAGGCGTCCCGGGTTTAACCAGGCCTACATGTGGATGGAAATAGCGCAGTACCTGGCAGGTGATTTCGACCGCGAACTGCTGGCGCGTTACTCGCCGCGGGCGGCCGAGATGAACAACGCTTATGGATCCTACGGCCCACGTATCGGCGAGCAGTTGCTAGACGTAGAACGTGAACTCAAACGTGACGGGGACTCGCGGCGTGGCATGGTCTACGTCGGAAGACCCGAGGACCTGCGGTATGCCAAGGACCTAGACATGGTTTGCACGGTCGGGTGGCACTTCCAGCGCCGCAAGAACCTGCTCGAGATGACGGTTTTCATGCGGTCATGGGACCTCGTGTGGGGCCTGTCGTATGACATACCGGCTTTCGTTTCGGTGCAACTGGCATTGGCGCGGGCGCTGGACTTGGACCCTGGCTCTTACACGCACGTTGCTTCGAGCGGGCACGTTTACGAACGGCACTGGGATCTCGCGACCCGGGTGGAAACAACCTCGGCAACCTTGCCCTGCGTAGGTAGTCACACCGGTATGGATGACACGCGCAAGGCCGCTCGGTATCTGTTGGCGTGGGAACGCGAGGTTCCATTCGGCGGCGTGTTCAAGACTGACGCGGCGGCTGAGGAACCGCTTCGAACATGGCGGCCGGCGCTAGAGGTCTGGTCTGCATTCGGAGAACACAAGAACAACAATGCAACTAGTTGACTTGAAACAGAAACTCTGGAGCGCAGGTGTTGCTGTCTTTGACACTGAGACAGATACTCCTATCCGTGCGAGCGGCCCATCGTGGGTTCGTGACAACGTGGTTAGTATCGGATTTGCTTGGGGTCCCAAGTACGAACAGAGTGCATTCTTGCCGGCTACGACGCCGGGCCTGGCGGCCTTCTTGACCGACATGCTGGGACCCAACGGGCCGGGCATGGTAGTGGCGCACAACGCTAAGTTTGACTTGCACATGGTGCGTAAGACCTTCGGTGTGCGGCCCGGGCGACGCATCGGGGACACGTTGGTCATGGCGCATCTACTCGATGAGAATGAACCCAAGGCCCTGAAGGTTAGGGCCATGAAGGAGTTCAACGATCCATCGCTTGGCGCACAGGAAGCGGCTAAGGACGAGTACATCAAGGTGCATAGTCGCAAGCGCGATGGTCATCTTAAGAACTACGGCCAGATCCCGAGCGAGATCATGGAACCCTACTGTCGTACTGACTGCAATCTGGGCTGGCGGCTTCACGAGCACTTTGAACCGAAGATCAAGCGCTCGGGCCTGCATGATCTCTACGCAACTGAACTTGACCTGTTGCTCCTTCTGGTTAAAATGGAAGAGGTAGGCGTGCTTGTTGACCGGGAGTTTCTTGCGGAACAAGAGATTGTAATGACCGCGGAACTCGAGACACTTACTGCGCGGGTTGCACAGGCCTGTGGTCACGAGATCAACCTG